AGGCACCGGGAAGGATGCGAATTTCTCATCCTTCAAGGGCGACATGGCGAACGTGTGGGCACCTGAGGTTCACGTCGAACGCGACCGCATCACATGGGCAATCGTCGAGCGTGTCTGGCATTGGTTTCTTGAGTCCGCTGTGTTTGTGCCGGGCTTGCTGTCCGGTATGCCGCGAATCGAGGAAATCAATCATCAGTGGACGTGGCCACCGCTACCGGAACTGGACGCAACAGAAGCCGCAGACGCTGCAGCCGTCAGACTGTCCACCGGGCAGAGCACGTTGTCGGAAGAGCACGCGCGACGCGGCAAAGAATGGGAGATGGAAGCGTCGCGAGCCGCTGCAGACTTCGGCGTGTCCGTCGAGGAATACAAGCGGGCTGTGTTCGAAAAGACCTTCGACGTGCAGCCCGGCGGAGGCGGTGCAACAGATCCCGCAACCGGTGCGGCGACTGCCGTTGCCGACACCGCAATGAACGGAGCACAGGTTGCGTCCATCGTTTCAATCATCGCGCAGGTTGGGCAAGGCGTCATTCCGCGAGATACTGCCCGGGCTTTGATTCGGTCGGCGTTCCCGGCAGTGCCACTGCAGAACGTTGAGGAAATGCTGGCACCGTTTGCCGTCGTGACGCCGCAAGTCGATCAGACGCAGCCCCAGCAGCCCGCGGCAGGTGTTGCTGGCGAGTATACGACGTTGGGACAGCGAGCATTCACGAACAACCAGAAACGCATTCGGCGAGTTCTGGAGGACGTGCAAACGGGCGAGATGTCCCGAGTGATGGCTGAGCAGACGCTGGCCACAATCGGACTGCAGCCTGAACGGATTGCGGCACTGCTGGACGACGTGCTATCCGGCGACGGCGTGAGCGACGATGAGTTGTCCGAGGTCGAAGCCGCAGCCGATTTGAAGGCCGCGGGCAAATACGATGACATCGACTTCACGCCACCTGAAGGCGTTCGCAAAGAGGCACAAAAGGGACTCGACTGGCGGAGCGAATTCGGACGCGGTGGAACTGCCGTTGGTATCGCACGGGCACGGGATCTGAGCAACGGCAAGGCGATGAGTCCGGACACGATTGGCCGGATGGTCTCATACTTTGCCCGTCATGAAGTGGACAAGAAGGGCGAGGGCTGGAGTCCTGGAGAACCGGGCTTTCCGTCGAACGGCAGAATCGCGTGGGCATTGTGGGGCGGTGACGCCGGAGCCGCATGGGCCGGAAAAGTCAGCAAGCAAATGAACGCGAGGGACAAAAAACGATGAAGCCGATCACCCTGACAGCACCGCTGCAGTTGAAAGCCGCGGAAGGCACAAAACCGCGACGGTTCAGCATCCTCGCGTACACTGGCGGACCTTTGCCGGTGAGCGGGTTTGCGTTGCCTGTTGTCGTGGATTTGGCAGGACTGGAGACACCCGGCAACGTTCCGATTTTGCTGGACCACAGCAACACCGTTGAGGACACGCTGGGCGTTACCGACACCATTGAGAACGACGGGGAAAGCCTGATGCTGGCAGGACCAGTCACAGGCGTGTCGGCAAAGGTGGCTGGCGTTCTCGAACAGGGCGCGAAGGGCCAGCAATGGCAGGCGTCCATCGGGGCGCGGATCATCGAGGAAATTGAGATACAAGCGGGCGAGTCTGTAGAGGTGAATGGCCGCGTGCAACAAGGTCCATTCATCCTCGCTCGCCGCGCAGTGTTGCGGGAAACATCCGTTCTGCCAATGGGGGCAGACGGGGCCACCGCAGTTAACCTGGCAGCCGCGGCTGCCCTTGCAGGAGTTGCAGCCGTGTCTTTCGAAGATTGGCTGAAAGAGTTGGGGTTGTCCCTGGACAACATGACACCAGAGAATCAGGCCACGTTGATGAAGGCCTGGGAGATGAAGTCAGCGGCACCGGTGCAGGCTGAGCAGAACATGGACCCGCAGAAGAAGGAAATGGCATCAATGCCCGCAAATCCAGACCCGAAAACCGCCGCAGCAGGTGCGGTGAATGACCTGCAGGCTGCTGCCGATCTGCGAAAGCAGATTGCCGGTGTGTACCGTCAGCAGGCAGAGATCCAGGCAAAGGCCGCAGGACATCCGGACGTGATTGCGGCTGCACTGGAAAACAACTGGTCAGCCGAGAAGGTGGAACTCGAAATCCTGAAGCGACAGGTGAGCAGCGGACGCACTCGCCCGACTTCGTTCGTGTCAGCGCAGAACGGCGGAGATCCGACGCGGATTCTGCAGGCCGGCCTGAGCATGGCACGCGGGCACAAAGGCACCGAAAAGGAATTCAGTGACGCCGAACTGCAGGCCGCGCACACCCAGTTCAAGGGCCGCATCGGGCTGCAGCAGGTCATGCTGATGGCCGCAGCAGCAAACGGCATGAGCGTCATGCCCGGCACGAAGTTGCATGACGGCAACCTGCGAGAGACGATGGAGTTTGCATTTGCTCGCAACCTGCAGGCCGGATTCAGCACCGTCAGTCTGCCGGGGATCTTCAGCAATCTCGCAAACAAGGAACTGTTGCAGGGCTTTGAGGAAGTCGCCAACAACTGGACCGAGATTGCAGAGATCAAGAGCGTTGCCGACTTCAAACTCCACACCAGCTATCGTCTGCTGGACGATATGGAGTATGAGGAACTCGGACCCGGTGGCGTGATCAAGCACGGCAAGATCAGCGAGGAAAGCTACACGCGATCGGCTGACACCTACGCGAAGATGTTTTCGCTGACCCGTCGCGACATTATCAACGACGATCTGGGCGCGTTTGACGATCTGCGAACACGTCTCGGACGTGGTGCAGCCCGTCGCCTGAATCGTCTGGTGTGGACGACCTTCCTCAGCAATCACACCACGTTCTGGACGACTGCCCGGACGAACTACATCGAGGGCGGCACAACCAACCTCGGCACCGATGGCGTTGGTCTGTCTCTCGGCGTGAAGGCATTCCGTCAGCGACTGTCACCACTGGTGACGGGTGCAGAGTCGAGCAGCCGGATGACGCTGGGCGGACAGCCGACGAAGCTGCTCGTGCCACCGGAACTGGAATCGGTTGCCGAAGCGTTGTATGTCGCGCGAAACCTGAATGCCGTGAAGGCATCAGACGCCAACATTCACGCTGGCAAGTACCGCCCGGTTATCGCAACGGAACTGTCCGACAGTGCGTATGGTGGCGGCTACTCTTCGACCGCATGGTACCTGTTTGATGACATCATGAAGCCGGTTGTGGTTTCGTTCCTGAATGGTCAGCGAAGCCCGACGGTTGAATCTGCTGACGCGGACTTCAACACGCTGGGCATCCAGTTGCGTGGGTACCATGACTTCGGCTGTTCACAGTCCGAATACCTGGCAGGCGTCAAGAGCAAGGGCGCAGCCTGATCCGACACCCGGCAGTAAGTGCTGCCGGGATTCATTCCGAATCCATTCCATGAGGAGAGTATACAGATGGCCCAGAGTCCCGCATTTCTCTACAGCGAAGATGACGCTGTGGACTACACACCCGCAGCCGCAAAGATCGGCGGTGACGTGGTTGTGTCCGGTGGTATTGTTGGTGTGACCGCGACCGATTTGGCAGCGAGCGAAAAGGGTTCGCTGGCAATCGAGGGAATCTTTCAGGTGCCGAAGATTACCGGCGCATGGGTTGCCGGTCAGCCCGTGTATTGGAACGCGACCGGCGATCCGGACAGCGGCGATGCAGGCAGCGGCGCAGCCAACCAGATCGGCAACGGCGTTTACATGGGCATTGCCGTTCAGGCGCAGGCATCCGGCGACAATACCGGGCTGGTGATTCTGAATGCCCCAATGCCCACAACGCAGGCCGCAGTGACTGCAACTGCAACGGGTGCGACCACCGGACTCATTCCGGCAGGTGCCACATTCGTGACCGTCACCAGCGCAAACGCCGATCATCAGATCAGCCTGCCTGCCGGTTACATTGGTCAGGTCATGCGGATTCTTGTGGGCACAACCGCCTGCGAACTGATTTCCGCAGTTGCTGCTGACAAGGTCAACGAAGTCGTCGTGGGTGCAACGAACGAGTTGGCACTGACAGCCGAAGCCCTCTACACGTGCGTTTACACGAAGAGCGGGTTCTGGATTGTCACCGGGCTGACGAAGTTGGGTGCCGCGATTGCTACACTCGTTCCGGACGCACGCTGAGAGAGGTTGAGACGTGAGCGACTTCGACGACGCGATTGGAGAAATGGTGGAGGATCTGCTGGCGGAAGCCGGTCAGGCCGTCACCTATTTCCGCGGCGTCGAGTCGCACTCAGTCACAGCACGCAAGGCTGCAGGACGGACACAGTTTGTTGATTTGGGTAACGGGCAAATCGTTGAGGTTCGCCCGGTGGATTGGATACTGCTGCAGGCGGATTTGCCGTATCCACAACCGCAGGCCGGAGACGTGATTTTGTCTGCCGGTTTGCGTTACGAGCTGCAGCCATTTGCGGGGGAAAAAGTCTTCCGTCAGACTTCCCCGCAGATGGTTCGGCTGCACTCTAAAATGATCGGCGGTGTGATATGAGCACACTGGCACCGTCAACGGAAGCCGTCAATGCGATCGTCGCACGGATCAATGCAGGGACAACGTACAATCTGGA